ATTACTCTACGTGGCTCCAGACCTCGCAATCTGTAAAGGTTTTGTTACCTTGTTACCATGACAATTTTAAAATCTTGACAAATGGTAACAAGGTAACATATAATCATTAACCATGGCGGAAATCGGAAAATCACAATTAGCAAAAATATTGAAAATGACCAGGCAGTCTATCTATCGATCTATTAGTCGCGGAAAAATAATTGCAAATTCAGCTGGATTAGTTGATACTCAAAACAAAATAAATCAGCTTTGGATTTCCTCTCATGGACTATCCGAAAACGATATCCTTTCAGCTCTTGACGAAATCCACAAAAAAGAAGAAAACAAGAAAAAAAATAAACCCATATCAAACCCATTACCGAAAATCAGAGAAAATAAAAACAAAAAACAACCCGAAGTCGAACCCGAAAAAATTATAAAAAATGATCAAAATATCAATCAAAAAATAGTCGAAGCAATAGAAGCTTATACAGAAAACAATCAAAAAACCAATATTGATGAAATCGAGTTTGAAAACATCACAGGACTTCCGGCCCGAATGATGAAGTTAAATCTTAAAAATCTTGTAGTGAAATATGGCGGTCCCATGATGTTGAAATCGTGGGCAGATATATTAGTTAAGATTATGTCCGCAAACGAAAAAGATCAAAAGATTCAGGAGCGCCGACTTGAACTCATACAAAAAGATTTTGCGATATCCCGATTATTTATGTTTTTAGAAACTTTATCTTCCAGGATTTTTGACTATACGGAAAATATACCAGTTGAGATAATTGCACTTGTAAAATCAGGCGCCGATGATATTGAAATAGAAATCAAAAAAAAAATGCGTAAGGATCTTTCTATTCTTCTTAAGGACACAAAAGAAAATGTAAATAGAGAATTGGAAAATCTTAAAACAAAATATGAAAAAACTAAAAATAATGAAAACACGGAAAATTAAAAAATGGTAACCAAACAGATAAACCAAGATGATATAGATTTCATAATTCAACAAATCAACTCAATTACCGACTCAAGAATATATGAATTACCGTCAAGCTGGACGGAACGAACAAGATATATACCGTCTGAATTAACTACCATGCCAGGGAAATATAGTTTTGATAAAACTCCTTTTTTTCGTGAGCCGTTAGATTGTCTTGCGCCTACCTCCCCAATTCAGGAAGTAGCTTTCATGAAAGGTGTACAAATCGGGGCCACTACCGGGATCCTCGAAAATTATCTTGCATATAATATAGGATGCGATCCCAAACCTCAACTTTATGTTTCGGCTGACAAAGAATTAGTTACAACCGGAATGAAAACAAAAGTCGAGCGTATGATTGATACCTGCAATCTCCGTGATATGATTTTTTCACAAACTGGAAAAAAAAGATCAACGGGCGATACCCTCACAGAAAAAGAATATCCAGGGGGTTTTCTTCATGCCATCGGTGCTCAAAATCCGGGTAAATTAAGACAGATGAGTTATCCCGTAATAATGTTTGACGAGGTTGACGGTTTTCCCGACAAACTCGGAAAAGAAGGTGATCCGATAACAATCGCAAAAAACCGCACAAACGCTTTTGCTACGAAAAGAAAAATATTATATCTATCAACCCCCCTGATTATGCAAACATCAAAAATATACTATCTCTACAAAAAGGGTGACCAAAGAAATTTCTTTGTACCCTGCAAATACTGCGGTGAAATGCAAGTTTTGAAATGGCATGGAGTCGATGAAAATAAAAATCAATACGGTATAGTTTTTGAGCTTACAAAAAAGTTTCATCCCGATTATGATACCGTAGGCTACAAATGCAAATATTGCGGAAAGATTATGAAAAATCATGACAAATCAATTTTCATGAATCAAGGAGAGTGGCGACCGACCGCAATATCAGAATTACCGCTTTTCCGCTCATATTGGCTTAATACATTATATTCACCTCCCGGAATGTATTCCTGGGAAAATATAGTAATAGATTGGTCCGAGTGTTGGGACTTTGAAAAAAACCGCATGAAAGATAAAGAAAAAACTAGAACCTTTTATAACCTAAAACGCGGTCTACCCTGGGAAGAAACCGGATCATCCATAAAATATGAAAAATCCGTATTACATAGACGGTCTGGATTTTTTCTATCCTCAATACCCGAAAAAATAATGATTCGTGACGCAGGGAGTGTTGCGTTATTGCTTACATGCGCAGTGGATGTCCAGGGAGATGGATTAATCGTTCATACTATAGCATGGACCTTCGGTGGTCAATCCTGGACAGTTGATTTTTTCAAAATTGAAGGTGAAGAAATAGAGGTGGGTGATATAAAATCAAAATTATGGTCCCAACTTGATAAATATATTATTGAAAAAACATTCACTTCCGAATCGGGGAAAAATTATAAAATCATGAATACATTCATTGACTCAGGATGGGGAAAATACTCAGATATAGTCTATGAATTTTGTCGAGAGTATTCTTCTGGCGTCTACGCGATAAAAGGCGAAGAGTGGATAAAGGCCGGGTTAACATATAGAAAGTTCACAAAAGAAACTCTCGAAAAAGCTGGATTGCCATCCGCATATAATATCAACACTACAAAATTGAAAGATAGATTGTCTCGTTATATGGGTCAATTGATGTGGGATTCTGGAAAGGTACAACCGGATTGGTATCCTAATTTCCCGGAAGATTTGCATGATGATTTTTTTCGAATGTTTGAAGCAGAATATCGCGTCGAAGTTCACGATAAAGATACTGGTCAATTTAAATACATCCGATGGAAACAAACCCAAGGCGCTGACAATCACGCTCTTGATACGACCGTTTACAATCTCGCCTCACTTGAGCTTGTCGCCGATCGAACCTGCCGGGAAGAGCTCGGACTTAATACTTTATCTTGGACCGATTTTTGGGAATATGCAAAAACAGGAATATTTTATTATTAAAAAATAATACTTGACAAAATAAGAAATACGGAATAATAATTATCATTATGTCACTATTAAACGAAACGCACAGTTCAAATACTCAAACTTCCTTGGAGTATTGGCAAGATGAACTTAAAAACTCACGAGTATTACTATTCAAAATCAACGAGGCAATAAACGCCATTTCTACATCGAATCATCAAAGTTATACGCTTGACACCGGGCAAACTTCCCAGACCGTGACAAGAGTTAATTTACCATCGTTAATTGTACAACGAAAAGAACTGTTAAATACAATTAGACAAATAGAAATGTATCTCGGAGAAGGTAAACCAAACGTAATACAAACAAGGCCGGATTGGTGATAGATCTAAAAAATATATATATTCAAAAAGCGCAAACACTCATAAAATTAAATAAAAATGATAAAGCTCAATTATTACTGGACGCCGCTTCAAGAATCGATACTCAGAAACCTGTTACTTTTAAAAGTAAAACAAACACTCAAAAAGATCCATACGCCTATTATGTAACCGACTTACTTTCAGCTGTATGGAATGGTGAAAAGTTCCCTGGAGGATTTGGATTAACAAAAGATTATGAGTTTGTCGACTATTATACACTCCGAAAACGGTCCGTCCAATTGTTCAAAGAGAACCCATATGCCCGAGGCATGATCCGCCGGTTATTAAGAAATGAAATACACAAAGGCTTGAATCTTGAATCAAATACAATAACAGAGATTACACTCCTATTGGATGAAGACGCTATAGTATGGGATGAAAACTCCGAACTTAATTTCAACTTATGGTCAAACAACAAACAATTATGCGACTGGAGAAAACAAAAAACTTTTGGAGAACTTCAACATGACTGCCGTCAAACTGCTATTACTTCCGGGGATTGCCTTGTTATCAACCATATAGATCAAAAAACAAATCTACCGTCAATCGAACTCGTAGACGGAACAAATATAAAAACTCCGTTTGGAAAACAACCCAGAAAAGGAAATAGAATAATCCATGGAGTGGAACTTGATCAATACGATAAGCATATAGCCTATTGGGTGCAGGTGAAAACCTCAACAGGATATGAATCAAAACGCATTCCTTGTTATGGAGAAAAAAGTAAACGCAAAATAGCGTGGCTTGTGTATGGAACTGATAAGCGCCTTGATGATGTCAGGGGTGAGCCTCTTCTTGCATTAGTCTTATACATGCTCAAAGAACTTGACAGATATCGGGACTCCGAACAAAGAGCGGCGGTCCTTAATTCGATAATTCCACTTTTCATAAAAAAAACAGAATTAGGACCAGGAAGCCATCCTATAAACTCTGGAGGCATAAGACGCGGAAATATAACAACCGAAGACTTTGACGGATCCGACAAAACATATAATATATCAACTATGCTCCCCGGAACTATTCCCGACGAACTCAACAAAGGCGAAGAGCCTGTTAGTTTCAATACCCAACGACCAAATGTAAATTTTAAAGTTTTCGAAGAGGCAATAATAAACGTCTTCGCATGGGCATGCGAGGTTCCACCCGAAATAGCTCGTCTTTTATTTCAATCTAATTTTTCAGCCTCTCGGCAAGCTAACAACGAGTTCAACGTTTACCTCTCATATATTGCGTGGAAGTTCGGAAACGACTTCTGTCAACCAATTTATGAAGAGTTTTTGACCGCCTCCATTCTCATGAATCAAATCGAAACTCCTGGTTTTCTCGATGCATATTGGTCCGGAGATTGGCGCATATTAAGGGCATGGCTTAATGCTGAGTGGACGGGAATATCCAGACCATCTGTCGACTTGTTGAAAGACGTGAACGCAGCCGACAAAGCGCTCCAACTCCGTATAACAACATTTGACCAACAAGCACGTAAAATATCGGGAATGTCAATCAGGACAGTTATAAAAAAACTTGCCCGAGAGAATAAGTTATTTCAGCAAGTCGGATTAACATCCAGTGTTGATGAAAACAATAACGGTGAACCTATTATAACTCAAAATATAATAAATTCTCTCATAGAAAATATATCACAATTAAGCGAAAGAATAGAGGAACTAGAAGGATAAATGTGTATGGGAGAAATGGGATACAAAGAAGTAAAAAGCTTAATCGACGAAGCACTAAAACCGCTCGGATTATCTCTGTCTGAAATAAAAGCAACAATCTCCATCCTCCCCGCATTAAACGAAAGACTATCAGGATATAAAAAACTTGAAGAGCAGGTAGCAAACCATCAATTTTTACTTTGCGGAGTAGATGGGAAACCGGGAGCAATTGACGATATAGGAACTCTAAAAAATAAAGATAAAAAAAATCTATCATTATTTTTTAAAATCGTCGCTCTCATAGGTACCACACTCGGAATAATAGCAACCGGAAAAGCATTCTTTTTTTAGGAGAAAATATGTCAAATAAAACTAATAAAATAATTATAACTATAATGTTCTTGGCTTGTATATTCACAATCTCCTATCTATTATTTTTTAGAATAGAAAAAGTAAATATTCCAGTAAAATCAATACCCATCTATAAAAACGAAAGACTTTGTGAAATCATAGATTTAAACAAACAGGTAATCAAATATTTTACAGGCGATATCGATTATATCGAAAAAGAAACATATATCCAGATAATTAAAAAAAACGGAGATTGTAACGATTCGGTTTTTATACTGCCTAATGGAATAATAAGATTTTTTAACATAGAGGAGAAAAACGATGAGAAAAATACTCGGCCTGAAAAATAAATATAAATCACAAGTAGAAACCGCCCAGGTAGAACTGTTCAAAGATTATTTTCACAACGGTAAAATGATAGAATGTGGGCCAGTATCTGCGGCTATGGGTTTTGATATTGCTGGATGGTCTATGGATGTTTTCACTCCGGGTGAACAACCAGGAGATAGTATTCTTATGATGGTCCACAACCCGGACAATCTTAAAAAAATTAAAGAACGAAGAAATATCAACTATGATGCGTTCCCACCAAACGAAGTACCTCAAGTCTATGACATAGTAGGCGAATTGTTATACGGAAAATATAAAGCCTGTAAGTTTGAATGGGGCTTAAGTTTTGAAATAATCAAAAAAAATATAAATAAAAATATATGTATGATGATTTCTGGTACTTTCCCGGCAGGTGGTCACTATGTATTAGTAGTGGGCTATGACGAGGAAAGAAAACTTGTAATTTACAACGATCCATATCCTCCACAGTGGCCAGATAAAAACGGCTATAACCGGGAAATGGATTTAGAGTTTTTATCAAAAATGGGTAAATATCGAGTCGATTTTTACCCGAAAAGGAGCGTTTAAAATGGTAAAACAAAAATCAATCTGGGTAGTCTGGCTTATTATTTTTTCAGTGTTTTTGCTTTTTCCCCTTCAGCTTATAGTCAAGTTTGAAATCCCATTTGACGGAGCTATATGGGCTTTGTTTTTTATCGTTGGCGGTTATATGGGATTTGATCAATTCGCAACAATCATAACATCAAAGAAAATGCCCGAAGGATATAAATATACCGGAAGCTACAAAAAACTTTTATTTATTACAATCTCTCTTTGGATCCTTTTATTTGAAGCATTATTTTTTCAAAGTTTCCTAAAACAAATAAAACTCCCCTTAGATCAATTGTTCATGGCCGTCGGTTTGATATCAGGGATTTTTGCGGGAGGAAATAAATTAAATAATGCCGCCGAGCGAGAAGACGGTAATTTAAAACGACATAAAAACAAAGTTAATATGGTTGGATTATAAAATGACCTTAATAATGATTTTAATTATTTTATTTATTGTTTCTCTATTGGTTAATTATTTTCTATTCAAATCCGTAAAAAAGAAAAATGGAATAATAGAAAGACAAAACGAAGCAATAGAAAAGGCATCACAAAACATGAAACATCTTGTTGATTATAATGACGTGATTCAAAATATATCAGAGAATCATCAGGAAGTTTACAATAAAATTAAAGAGGCAAAAACAGATGAAGAAGTTAATGATATTATTCATAATCTTATTACTATTAACAACAGTCACGTGCACGACGACTAAAGAAAAAGAGTTCATTACTTATAAATATATCCTCCCACCATTTCCGAAAAGAAAAGAAATCATTTTACCGGCTAATTTAAAGTTAGCTGATTATGCGGAAATGATAAATTATTATGAACATCTTGTGCAAGAATGGGAAGAATGGGGAAAAAGTGTTGAAAAAATACTTGACACAAAATAAATATATGTTATTATAAAATAATTTATACTGGAGGTAATATGAGTATTAGGACACAATTATATAATAATCGCAAAACATTACGTGAAATGGATATGAATTATCCTAATGTATGGCACGTAGTACCTGCTATCACAACAACCGGAACCGGCAAATCCTGGGAATCACCTTTCAAAACGATAGCCGAAGCGATCGCCGTTGCAACCGCTGGCGATACTATAAAGATATGGGGTGAAGTCAACGAATCCGGTCTTGTACTTGCAGTCGAACTACATGTCAAGGGACAAAATACTTCCCGTAATCAAAATAATACATTATTGTATCCGGTTGACGCCGAACCAATTTTTATCGTAAAGGCACATCAGTGTTCTATTGAAAATATTGGTTTTGCACAGACCGAAGCTGCCCTTGCGATTCAGATCGGAGATACAGCAGGTCAAGCCTGGCACAAACTCCATATCAAAAATTGTAAGCTCGACGGCTGGGGAACCTCGACCGGAGCTATAGCATTAGGTGATCCGGCAATCGACGCCCCTGATATTCATATCGAAAAGTGTCTTTTTCGTTCATTCAACGGGGACGTTATAGTCTCGAATATGACAAGGGGATTATTTGAAGATAATATAATCCATGTAGCTGCTAATTTTTCCGGAATTTCTCATGTGCCAAACGGAGGCGATAAACCGGATACCATCATACAAAACAATTTGATTAAAGGCGTTAATTCCGGAGATACTGGAATTGAAATCGTAAATACTCCTAATCCTGATGCGTTAGTCGTGACCGGAAATAAAGTTTACAATTGTGAAACTGATATTACTTACATCAATACGCTAACAGGTGTTAGGGATAATATCTATAACCGTGATCTTTTGATTGAAGACACTTATGCGTATTTAAATGCGGGCGGTGTTCAGGATATTGTAGAAATTACCAACAGTCAAAGGGCGCTTGTTAGAAGTATTGCCATAGATTGTACTGAACTCACGCAAAATGGAACAATTGGTTTTTGGATGAAAATCGATACAACTAATTACAGGGAGGTGAAAACAACGGCATTTACAGTTGCAAGTGAAGATAGTGTCGGATGGATTATTAACCTCGTAGTTAATGCTGATTTTAAAATCACTTTTACGGAAGGTAGTGATGAGGGGGCGGACAGAAGTTTGCCTTATGTTTTAAGTTATCAATTGTTAGAATAAAAGGGAGAATATTTTTTTGAAAACAATTATAATCGACGGCGTAATAGGATGGGATGTTTACGCAAGATCAATAAGACGACAATTAGATGAAGCAAACGGAGATCAAGTCGAAATACATCTTGCTTCACCCGGCGGATTTGTATATGACGGATTAGAAATGCATAATATAATCCGAGATTATAATTCAAATACAAATAAGGTAACTATTATTATCAAGGCACTCGCTGCGTCTATGGCAAGTTATATTTCCTTAGCAGTTCCAAAAAATCAGCGTTATGCGGAAGATAATGCCGTTTTTATGATTCATAACGTATGGGGTTTTTCCGTTGGTGATTATCGGGAAATGAACAAAATAGGTAAATATTTTGAGGCATTAACCAACCTATTGGCGAAAGGCTATTCAAAATCATCAGGGAAAAAACTTGATGAAATAAGACAGCTAATGGATGATGAGACTTGGTACTTTGGTGATGAGATTTATCAAAATGGATTTGTTTCTAAAATAATTGAACACGAAAAAAAGGAAGGAAATAATTATACCAGAGATGAATATTTATCATTATCAAAAAGTAATTTTGATAATATGATTTCTAATTTACAAAAACATAAAGATGAAGCAATAGAGGATTTATCTCGTGCCTCAGCTTTAATGACAATAAAATCAGAAATTAAAATCCCCGCATCTGCGGGCAATAATAATAATACGGAGGTAATTATGAATCTTGAACAACTCAAGAAAGATCACCCCGAACTGTATGCCCAGGTAATTCAGATCGGGAAAGATGAAGAGTTTGACCGGGTAAGTGCCCATATAACAATGGGAGAGTCTGCAAACTCTCTTGATATTGCCGTTAAACACATCAAGGCAAAAACCGGATTTAATCAGGCAGTATCAGCTGAATATATGTCAGCCGGAATGAAAAATCAATCCTTGCAGAATCGTAAATCCGATGATGTAACCACGGGAGGGCAAGCTGACACCAACGATGACGAAGCCGATACGCAAGCTCTAACTCAAAATCTGCTCAAAAAACGGGGGGTAAAAAATGGGAAATAATACAGTAACTAATTTTTACCTCGGCGATGGTGTCAGAGCCGTAAAACACTCTGAACAAGGTGTATTAACATCGGCCGGAGCGGTAACAACATATCGCCTCACTATTCTTGGCAGGATCACTGCCGATGGAAAATATGCCGTATATAATGTTGGTGACTCACCAGCAGGAACCGTCACGCCTGTCGCAGTATCTCTTTCCGAGGTAGTAGCCGACGGTGCCGGAGATGATCCGTTAGGTGTTATGCTTCAGGGCGAGGTTGATGAAGATAGTCTTATCATCCATGGGAGTGAAGCCGGTGTTGGAATTACCGACGCTATAAAGGATTCACTCAGAACATATGGCATAATGGTAGTGCCACGTACCGAGTGTAATGAGCTCGATAATCAAACATAAGGAAGGTGAACAAACATGGCAGCAGATAAAAGAACAGCTTACTTACAAGCTTATATTCAATTGGTATTATTCATACCATTTCTTTCAACATTTTTCAGGACAAATCCCAGGGATATTGTCAACGCTGAGTCGATGAAAATTGATATAAAAAGAGGGTCAAGAAAAATGGCCCCGGTTATATCTAATATTACTCAACGCGGCGGAAAAATCGAAAAAAGCCAATACACACAAAAAGAGTTCACACCACCTGTTGTAGCATTAGGTGGCGATTTCGCTCCAGGGGATCTGATAGAGAAAGTTTTCGGCGTAGATGAATATACATCAGCTGGTCAAGAATACATGGTCCAGCTTATGAACAATATAATGGATACCATGATGGAAATCGAAGGTCAGATTAATCGAACGATTGAATATCAGGCAGCTCAAATATTACAGACTGGCGAAGTATATTTATATGATGATCAAGGTAATATAGCATATTCAATTGATTATTATCCGAAAGCTACACACTTTCCAACGGTCACGATTCCATGGTCGGATGAAGATGCGGACCCCGATACCGACATTTCCAATCTTCTTAATGTTATACGTCAAGATGGAAAAGTAAAAATACGCAATATTATATTTGGCAAAACCGCACTTGATAATTATTTGCGAAACACAAAAGTTGACGATAAGTTTGATATTACCCGTATCAATTCTGGAATATATGACCCCAGGGAAATTAACGATGATGTTAAGCTGTTAGGTGAATTACTTATAGGAACCGATCGTCTCATGGCTTATGTATATGAAGGATTATATGACCATCCCTCTACCGGAACCGTTACTGATTTTGTGGATCCGGAAAAAGTGATATTATTGCCCGACCCCGCCGGAATGAATGTTGATATGCGAAAGACATATTGTCGAGTACCTACCGTAACGTCTCGCGATCCCCGTATTGATAGTATGGTCCCATCGACTTTAAATTTAGAAGATAGATCATATACGTTCCGGGCATGGGAAGATAAAGAAGCTGATGCTCTTAAAATTGAACTAAAAACAAGACCGTTACTCATTCCGGTTTCAATTGACGCATTTGGCTGTCTTACAACAGAATTATAAGGAGAAAACTATGAAAACATATATATTAAAACCAGGTAGAGCAATATCCACCGCAAAAGGAATAATCGGACCACCAGCAGATCCGAAAAATCCCACCGAAAAAGAGCTTGTCACAGAAAAGAATTTCAAGAAAAATGGAGCCTCAATAATCAACATCCTATTAGCGCGTGAGAATTGTCCAATCGAACTTTTCGAAAAACCGGAAACGAAAAGCGCCGATGAACTCATGAAAGAGTTGGGCAAAATGGTTAAGAAATCCGAAACCGATGAAAACGAAAAAACGGAAGAATCAAAAGAGACATCCGAAAAAGAACCAACCGAGAAAAAACCCGATGAAAAATCAACACCATCTGTCGGAGCTAAGAGAAAATAATGAATCTTAATGACATCGCCGAATCCGATCTTGATTTCACACTCGAAGATACAGAGACCGGATTCGGTGTTGATCTAATTTTTTTAGACAGCGAAAGCGAGGAAGTAATAATCCCATGTAAAACGACTGACATAAGTTATTTTATTGATCCCGAAACAGGCCAGGGAGTCGAATCGAGAACGATAGAAATTACCGGACGCATCACAACATTTGCGAATAACGATGTTTCACCCGTGAAAGGCGCTATTGTCAAATATTATGATACAAATGATAATCTGTACAAATCATGTATCAGACAGATAATGCCCGATAGAAAAATAGGCATCCTTAAAATAATTTTAGAGGCGAGAACGTGAGCGCAAAAATTACAACACTAATAAACAAACAAGACTCAAACGAAATAATAAGAGATCAAATAGCCGCCATACTCGCAATCGAAGTTGCAAATCAAAGAGCACTCGCAACTATCGAAGAACTCAACCCGGATAATTTTTCCTTTTCGGTGTATATAGAGCAGTCGAAGCCTTGGAAATCTTCTGAAATGCCACTTGTAAATATCGTTTTTGATAACGATAGATTCGACAACAAAAACTCAGATATAATTGACAGGCAGCGTGCAACCGGCACTTTTTTCATAGATTGTTATGCGCATAAAACAACAACCGATGATAATTCAGGCGATGAACTATCAAGCAGGGAAGCCGACAGAATAGCAAGATTAGTACGTAATATAATTATGGCCGGTGAATATACTTATTTGTGTTTAGGTACCAGAGAATATCCATCAGGCGGAATTGTTTCTCGACGTTATATTCCAAGACGCGAAAAGTTTCAACCTGATACAAGAAACGAGGCTTATGAAAATATTATTGCCTGTAGGCTAACGGTCGAAGTAGATTATGATGAATTCAGCCCACAAGCTGAAACATTAGATTTTGAACTATTAATCAATTCTTGCAAAAGAGACGACGAAAAAGTATATTTTGCAACTGAATATGATATGACAGAATAGGAGGTATATTATGTCAATTCCAGTGTCAGCAGTTGCCCGTGTAGTGGGTATTAATATCGAATATAAAAATGCAAATCTCGGTCAGGCGTTATTTCTTCCTCAAAGAATTGCCATCATAGGGCAAGGAAATACCGCAAGTACATATGCTACCACAAAAAAAGTAGTATTATCAGAAAATGAAGCAGCAGAGACATATGGTTACGGATCTCCTATTCATTTAGCGTGTCGTCAATTACTTCCCGCAAACGGAAATGGCATCAAAGGCATTCCCGTAACAATCTACCCACTTGAAGATGATGGAAGTGGTGTGGCAGCCGACGGAACTATAGACGCAACTGGAACCGCATCAGCCCAAGGCGGCGGATATGTCTATATAGGTGGTGTCAAATCAGAACAGATTGTAATACCAGACTTGGCAACCGCAGCAGAAGCATTAGCACTCGTAAAGGCTGCAATAGATGCAGTACTCCATATGCCGGCAACAACGGGCACAATAGAGGCCGACTCACTTCCCTTAGATGCAAAATGGGCCGGAGAATCATCTAATGATATAACAATCGATATTTCAGAGTTAGTCTGCGATGGTCTTACGTTCTCAATCACAGCCTTTGCATCCGGAGCCGCTAATCCTGATGTTCAAGATGCACTCGATATTATGGAAACATGGGAAACACTCATACTTAATTGCATGAATTATGACGATTCAGATACAAACGCCTTATATCACGCTTTTGGTGAAGCAAGATGGGCCCAGGAAGTGAAAAAACCCGTAATGGTTGCAACAGGATGTGTTGATAATTATGCAACTCGAACGGCCGTAACCGATGCGGATAAAACCAACAGAACTATGTTTCTTATTCAGTCAACAGCGTCACGTGAATTACCTTTTGTAATTGCAGCCCAGGGGCTTGTTAACGACATAGCTCAAAAAATGAATGATAAGCCAGCACATAATTACGTTGGTACTCTTGAAGGTTTACAAGCCGGTGCCGATATAGTCCAGGAAAATTACACGGTAAGAGATGCAGCTGTAAAACTTGGAGCGTCGACAAACATAAAAGTAGGTGAGCTTGCAGTATTATCTGATATTGTGACTTTTTATCATCCTGCAGGGGAAACACCGCCTGCTTATCGTTATCCTGTCGATATTTGTAGACTTCAGCAAATCGTATTTAATCTCGACATAATACAGGAAGTATTTAGAGGTAGACCACTTCTCCCGGATGATACCCCGACAAACGATCCCGATGCAGTACAACCCAAAATGGTTGCAACCGTATTGTCAAATCTTGCTGATTCATTAGCATCCGGGCGATCTGCGATCTTAGCAGAATCAGCATTCACAAAAACAAATATGACAGTAGAAATTGATTCACTCAATCCGAAAAGAATCAATACGGTTTTTCCCGTCAAGCTTTCCGGTAATGTCGAGGTTAATTCTACCGATGTTTATTTTAGTTTTAATTTTGGAAATTAAGAAAGGAGTATATATATGGCAACAGGCGGACCACTTGAAAGCGTAACTTTGAACAATCGCAGATTTCCCGTAGACGGTGAAGTCAATGCTATGATTTCTTTGCCAGGTTTTATAAATGAGGTTAAGCCAAACGGAGATTTTCAAAGTTTTAGAATAATCAAAACCGCAAAATCAGGAAAGGCAAAATCGATACCGATCATAATAGATAATGCTCGTGGTGATACCGAGTTTATCCAAGAAATAATGGATTCACTTGAACCCGTGCCTTTTTTTGCTACCGAAACAGACGGAACTGTCTGGGAAGGCAGCGTCATGATTGTCGGCGATCCTGAAAAATCTACAAAAGAAGCAACCATGGAAATTGAAATCCACGGCATCATAAAAAGACAAGGGGTATAAAAATGTTTGATAAAAACGATAATAAGAAAAATAAAATTGATCGTGAAACAGCTACCGATTCCTTCAAATTGTTTTGCGAGGATTGGGAAATAGACTGTGATGAGTCTGGAATGAGCCAGGATGATAAAATTGATTTCAATTCTCAAAAAGCAAAGATTGTAAACGCAATCATGAAAGGCCGCATGATTTACGATGCTGGCGTTCTTAAATATTTTATAAGCGAAAAATCAGGCGATAAATTACAGGGAAAAGAAATATTAATCACACGTCCCAAAGGTGCCGCCTATATGGAAATGGACCGGTTCAAAGAAAAGGAAGGTGTCCACAAAACCTATGCGGTACTCGCTGCTATGACTGGCCAAGATCAATCATTTTACGCAAAATTGGACGGTATTGATCTTAAACCCTTCATGGCAGTGGTCACTCTTTTTTTAGCAGGTTGAAGCAAGAAATTGCTTCAAACGGACAAAGAAAAATAGTTTACGGAATATCTGGAATAGTAATACAAATATTACAGATATGTACTGATTATAATGGACTACCGGATATTAAGGCTATGGAAATATGGGAAATTCAATTTTTTTACAAACCGTTAATTCCTCAGTTAATAGAATATCAAAAAAATGCTATAAATGCGAAAAAATAAAACAGTTAATTTATTTTAATAAAAAAAAATGCAATAAAGATGGATTTGATAATATATGCAAAGAATGTAAAAAAAAAGAAAATGAAATATATAGAAAAGAAAATCAAAAATATTTTAATAATTATTTAAAAAATTATAGATTTAATAATCCTAATTATATGAAAAATTGGTATGATAAAAATAAAAATGAATTTAATGAAAAGGTTAATAAAAAGAAAAGAAACAATAGAGATATAATAAGAGATAAGGAACGTATATATAGAAAAAACAATAGAGAACAATTTAATAAAAGATGTAGAGAATATAATAAAAAAAGAAAAAAAATTGACCCTGATTTCAAATTAAGAGTTTTATTACGACATCGTTTATATCTTGCAATAAAAAAAGATTGCAAGAAGACATCTGCAATTAATTTACTTGGATGTTCAATTCTGTTTTTAAAAAAATATTTAGAATTGTTATTCCAATATGGAATGACATGGAAAAATCACGGAGAATGGCATATAGATCACATCAAACCATGTGCATCTTTTGATTTAACCAAAGAGTCAGAGCAAAAAAAATGTTTTCATTATACAAATCTTCAACCACTTTGGGCGAAAGATAATCTTACAAAAGGAGCTTCTTCTTGGCCAGTCGATACTCGATAGAAGCGGTATTCCGCGCAATAGACCAATTTACCTCACCGCTCGGGAAAATGACCCGGTCAACAAAAACATTCACGCAATCACTCAAAACAGATTTTGCAAAAGCTCAACGCCAAGTAGGAAGATTTGGCGAAAATATAAAAAGAAATGCGTGGATGGGTATTGCAGCGTTAGGCGCAGGAATCGCCATTATGACAAAAGACGGAATTGAGCTTGCAAGCAGTCTTTTTGAAGTTCAGAATGTAGTTGATACAACATTTGATAATTCATCAAAAACAATAGACGCATGGGCAAAAACCGCTATAACCGCATTCGGATTATCAGAATTACAAGCAAAAGAATTTACCGGCACTTTAGGATCCGCTTTGAAATCATCAGGAATAGAGGGTGACACACTCACAAAACTTTCTACCGATCTTGTAGGATTAGCCGGTGATTATGCATCGTTTAGAAATCTTCCAATTGAAGAATCGTTCGAAAAAATCAAATCCGGCATGATGGGTCAATCAAAACCCCTTAGAGATTGGGGTATAAATATGAGTGTTGCCAATCTAGAAGCGTTCGCGTTATCACAAGGCATGCAAAAACAATTTAAGGATATGACAGAAGCTGAAAAAATGATGCTGCGATATAATTTTATTATGAATGCATCAACAGACGCTCAAGGTGATTTCTCAAAAACCTTAAATGATAGTTTAGCAAATCAACAAAGAGTATTAAAAACAAAGTTTACACAAACCCTCGCAAGTGCATTTCAAAAACTAATACCAGAACTCATAAAAGTAACAGATGGTTTTTCAAAATGGCTTGATACAATAGACACGGATGCTATAAGTAATTTCGTCGTATCAATATTTAATGCCGGTAAAGTAGCCATAAATATTTTATCAACCCTATATGATATCCTCAAACCAATCGCCCCAATTATTATGGCAATAGTAGGTGCTATGATTTTATATAAGGCGGTAATGATAGCAACTGCTATAGTAACAGGCATTATGTCATCAGCTATGGGAGTTTTAACTGCTATTAAATTTATCGCAACGGTTGCAACTCAAGGCATGACAGCGGCACAAGCAGCTTTTAATGGAGTGGCTATGGCAAATCCAATCGGTCTAATCGTGGTAGCTATTGGATTGCTTATCGGTATAATAATATTAGCCATCCAACACTGGAATGATATTATTTTAGTACTTGAGAAAGTATGGGATTGGATAGCAAAACTCGCAATAGCAATATGGGACGTTTTAGTTTTCGCATTTAAAGAGGTTGTAAAATGGATTGCAGATATTGGCGAAAAGTTCACTTTTATTCTTGGCCCTATAGGATTTCTAATTTCAGCAATAATTGAAATTGGTAAAAACTGGGATAGAATAACAGAAAAGTTTAGCTCCGGTGATATACTTGGAGGGATACTTGCTATAGGAGGTGCCATACTTTCCGGTATACTTGCCCCGGTCCAGGGATTTCTTGAATTAGTATCGAAAATACCGGGTGTTGGAGATCTCGCAAAAGGTGCCGCTTCCAAAATACAGGAATTAAGATTTGGATTAACTGGCGGCAAAAAAGAAACCGAAAAAGCCATAGGGCAAAGAAATATAGCTCCCATCCCACCATCGGCCCGTTCAGCTATGATTGACAGAGAAGAAAGGATTTCATCCGGCGAGCTAATTATCCGAGACCAAACTGGAAGAGCGGAATTAAAACAACCTCAAAACAATCAGGGATATAAAATAAAACTCCAATCCTCTGCCGTGGGTGCTCACTAATGCCCTGGACCGATAGAATACAAACACCGGCTTACATCTCACCTTCAGGTACCAGATTTGAATTTCAATATGAAGATGTTAATATGGAATCTAATAAGAAATCAGGTGAGTTTGTTTTCCCTGAAATCGAAGGCGTTTTCATCCAAGATTTAGGAAGATCAGGAAGAAAGTTTCCATTCATAATTTATTTTTCAGGATCCGATTATGATACTCAATCCGATGCGTTCGTAGATGCCCTCGAAGAAACTGGAATAGGAACCTTAGAACATCCCAAATATGGAACTAGAAAAGTCGTTCCCACAGGGACAATAGCAAGACGTGACGATCTTTTAACGGCATCTAATCAATCGGTAATAACCGTAACTTTTTCAGAAACAATAATTAATATCAACTTTCCATCATCATCCATAAATGAAAAAACAGATATAAAAAACAGTGTAAATGATTTCAATTCCACCACATCAGATCAATTCGCAGAAACTCTTGATATAGAATCGGAAAGCGAATCAGTATTATTACAAAACGATCTAGTCGAAATAAAGGATCTTATAAATTCAACCTTGGAAGATTTAATAACCATAAATGAAGAAATTAAAACCACCATGGATATCCTATCGGATTCGTTCGATACAACAGTTCTTGATTTACTTTTAAACCCTGGGGGCGTAGCTGATCAACTTATCACAATAATAAATACACCATCTAACATAGCAACATCCGCACAAGCCATGATCGAAGGATATGGAAGCGTTATTGATACGGTTTTAGGCGGATTTGTAAACTCAATAAATAATTATAGATCGTCAAAAATGGTAGTATCCTCAACCTTCGGAGCGCTCTCATTATCGATGTTAAACGCAGAGTTTACCAATCGCCCACAGGCAGTCGATGCCGCAAACAGGATAATATATATTCATGATTCTATAGGAGCGTGGATCGATACAAATATAACAGAGTTCAGCATACAGGATACTGATGAAGATTATGAAAAATTAAATGAAATTTACTCAAAAATAATAGGTTATTTAATACGCCTATCGTTTGATTTGCCAAAGGAAATATTTATTAATCTCACCGAAGACCGTCAACTCATAGAATTAGTCGCGGAGTTATACGGCGATATCGATATGATTGATTTTTTCATCCAAACAAATGAATTAACCATAGATGAAATTGAAATACTGCCACTAGGAAAACAGGTGGTATATTATGAGTAGAACGCATAACGTCATTAAAGGCGATACCATGTGGGATATTTCCAGAACATATTATGGAAATCCTCGAAAGTATCCAATTATCGTAAAAGCAAACCCTCAACTCGAAGGAAGTGCAAGAATATATCCCGGGCAAATACTCATAATTCCTGATGAAATAGAAGACATTACAAACCCCACACAACAAAGCACGGTACCTGAATCAATACAAAATGTTTCCGAAAATGCTATTTCAATTTTAATAGATAATAATTTGTTTTCATATTTTACAGATTATAGCATGACATTTGAAATAGATACATTCGACACTTTTTCTTTTACCGCACCGTTCGACAAAGATATTTTTAATTATAGGGAATCTTTCCGGCCGTTTTCATATAAGCCAGTAGCTATTTATTATGGCAAGAACCTCATATTAACAGGTGTTTTATTAGCGCCTGAATCGTCAGCCTCATCCGAAAAAAATGAAATATCAATAAGAGGATATTCAAAACCAGGAATACTTAATGATTGCATGATGCCCATATCATCTTTTCCTTTAGAATTCAATAACCAGACACTTGAACAGATAACATCAGCTATATGCAAACCATACGGAATTAAGTATAATTTTTTAACATCTTCCGGGAATCCGTTTGAAAAAGTATCACTCGAAATCGATAAGAATATATTTTCTTTCCTTTCAGGATTATCGATTCAAAAAGGATTGTTGCTATCAAACAATAATCAGGGAAATCTTATTTTCTGGAAATCAGGAACCGGTAATAGCGTCGCATCGTTCAAGGAGGGTGAATTACCTTTTATTTCCTGCACTCCATCATTTAATTATCAATCATTTTTTTCACACATAACGGGAATATCATCAACCACAGAAACGAAAGATTCTGCAAAATATACATACGAAAATAAATATCTCTCTAAAATGGGAATATTAAGAAATTATAATTTCATAGCCGAAGATGCAAAGGACTCCGAAATAAAACAGGTCGTAATATCAAAAGCCGGTCAAATGTTCGGTGATTGCGTATCATACCAATTGAGTGTACAGGGTCACAGAGATAAAAACGGCAATCTATACGAAAAAAATAAACTCATTTCTTTATATTCACCCAACGCCATGATTTATAATGAAACTATTTTGCTGATAAAATCACTCACCATGTCACGCACGGCAGGTGGAGATATAACGAGTTTTAATCTTGTTCTTCCTGGAAGCTATACCGGAATAATACCGGAGGTTTTCCCATGGGAAGAATAGGACGATGGATATCAACAAAAATACAAACCTATATAATAGGCATAATCGAAAGCAGAATAAACGAAAAAATACAAGTCATGTTATATGGTCCATCCGGTGATGATTCACCCCCCATAAAAGATGATCGAATATTGATAATATCAATAGACGGTACCGGAAAATATGCAGTATCCGGAGTTCTATCAAAATCACAAGGCGCAAACCCAGGGGAAAAAAAATTATATTCCAGGGACTCAACCGGAACGGTAAAAGCAACCATCTATCTAAAAAATGACGGTTCAATAGATTTTGGAACCGGAGATGCTTCTTCTTGGGCTCCTAATATCTTAACAATAGACCCCTTTTCTGGTGCAACTCATGGAGGAATACCCGCCGGAATCGTAAAGCTGAAGGGAAGTTAAAATGGGATTAGGAACAAAAATAGTTGCAGCATTAGCCACCTTAACTCCATCTGAAAAAAAGGATCATGTAAAATGCTGGGATGCAATAGGATCTGTTCTCGATCAATTAACTTCTCCCGGCATGATTCAGATGTGCGGGAAATCAACAGCCCCTTCCGGGTACCTTCTTTGTGATGGTGCCGATGTAAGCCGAACAACCTACGTCGATCTATTCGCCGTGATCGGAGAAACCTTCGGACCAGGGGACGGTTCAACAACTTTCAACCTCCCAGATTTCCGGGGAATATTCCCCAGGGGATCTGGAACAAACGAAACTCTCGGGAGTGTAGGGGGTAGTGTTGGAGATTATCAGGATTTTGCTATTGAAAACATTACGGGATTTTTTACTGTTTATAATGGAGTTATAATTAATGCTTCTGGAGTTTTTTCAAAAGAGGATTTTGAAACCACTAATCAACTTACGCCCAGTTCACCAACACATGCAAGGGATGCAGTTAAATTTAATGCCTCTACAGTAGTCAATACGGATTCGGAAACCAGACCGGCAAATTTATCGATTAATTTTATTATAAAAACATAAGGAAAGATCATGAATTATGAAGGCGATATCTTAATATACTCAACCGAAAACGGAGGAGAAATCAATTTTAATTCCGGAATACTAGAAATGACAAAAGGCTTTGAATCCATGATCTACCTTCTGTTATTCGGTGGCAATATCGGCGATGACGGAACAAAGGCAACCGAAAAAAAAGAATGGTGGGGTAACAAACTTGAAACGAATAACCCTGAACGTAAAATCCATAGCAGATTACAAAATCTCATGCACGGAATTCCCGCAACCCCTGCAAATCTTAAGAAATTAGAGCAAGCAATCATCCAGGATTTATCTTTGTTGACAACCGAAAAAATAGCTGATAAGATAGAAACGGAATTATCCATACCAAAAAAAAATTGGCTGGATATAAAAATTATAGCATGGAAAGATGAAAAGAAACTATATGAAACATCCTTTGAAATTAATTGGAAGGGTATGGTAGAATAATGGCACTTGAAAACAGAACCGTATCAGAAATAAATGATCTAATTATCAACCAAATTGAAGCACAGATAAACCAAACAATTCCAATCCTACCGGTTTCAGTTACAAGGATTATAGCAAAAATACTTTCTGGTATTTTTATAATTCTTTATAAGGATGCACAATACATTTTTTTACAACTTTTCGTATCAACCGCTTCCTTCAAAGAAATAACAATCTATGGGAAAAAAATAACTCCTCTTATAGAATTGGGAGTGCTTATAGGTATAGGCCGACCGTTAGCCGCCACACAAACCCAATTTGAACTCGAAATAATAGTCAATTCAATTGGTGAAACACTTCCGGCCGGAACTCAATTTATTTCCTTGATAACCGGTCTAATTTATATTACCCAGGGAGATTATATATTGACAGCCGGACCCGATACAATAGAAGTTATCTGTACCACTCCAGGGATAGCAGGAAATCTCGAAGTAGGACAAATATTATCGCTTGCAAACACGATAGGAATAATTGAAAACGATGCAGATATAACGGATATTATAGTTGCCGGCGTAGATGGTGAAACCGAACCTGCATATCGTCAACGGGTAGTAGAACGATTTCAACTCAAACCACAGGGAGGAGCGTTATCCGACTATAGAATGTGGTCAAACGAAGTAGCCGGAGTTTTACAGGTATATGTATATACTGGTGATGCTAGTAATGTTCTGATTTATGTAGCCGGTGATTCTGATGTTTATGCCGATCGCATACCGTCAGCCGGATTATTATTATTAGTAGGAGAATCATGTACCTATGATCCACTTACAAATCTCGCAACAAGAAAACCATTAACGGCAATTCTCGACCCTGCCGGTGATGAAAGCTATGCAAATGTCCTTCCGATTTCCTTAAAAACATTTGATATTACAATCGCAAGTTTGGTAGTGGATGACATAGTGACCGTAAAAGCACAAATAAGAAGTGCGCTGGATTCATTTTTCTTAAGCCGGGAACCTTATATTTTAGGTTTATCGATATTACCTCAAAAAAATGAAGTCAGCACATCGCTCATAGTAGCAATAATAAGTGATGTTGTGAGTGCGAATAACGGATCTTTTTTAGCGGCGGCTTTATATTTTGAGGGAAATGTTGTACCATCTTATATCTTATCAGAAGGGGAGTTGTGTGATTTAGATACTGTCACATACATATAATGGCATTCAACGCAAAATGGTTCAAGATAATCAAACTACTCTCACCGAAATCTAACGCCTTCAGTTTATTTATTCAAAAAAAACTTACTCAATTTTTTGAAGCTCTCACGGCCATACCTGACGATTTCAGAAATTACTTGGATCAAATATATCTTGATATCTTCCCGGATACCACACGGGAACTCGAAAAATGGAAGGACCAATTTGGCTTGCGATATTTCCCATCCGATGAAGCTGATCAGATAGAAACCATAAAAGCAGAGTGGACTGCAAAAGGCGGCCAGGGAAAAGATTATATACAAAATATTTTACAAGCCGCCGGATTTAATGTTCAGGTTCATGAAAACAATCCAGCCGTAAACCCGGATCTATTTCTTACAACCGATCCAATCATGGTAGCCGGTGGAGCTAACGCCTATGCCGGTCGATCGGACGCATACGCAGGGAAAACGGGCGGTGAATTATTAGTTAATGGTCCTATGTACACTAATAGCACAATTGTTTTATCAGTTGCCGGAAATCCTAACTGTTGTTGTGGTAATAACGTAGGTCATGCAGGATATTTTGAAAAAATAAAAGCGACTGATAGAATATATACCATCACGGATGATTCCGATTATTGGCCTTATTTTTTCTTTGTTGGCGGAGATGCGACAAGAGATCCGGTCACTCACGAACTCACAAATATAGATTTCGCAAATGTCCCATATAATAGACGTAGCGAGTTCAGGAGATTATTATTGAAATTGAAACCTGCTCAATCGTGGGCGGGATTGATCATAACTTATGTATAACAGGAGGTTATATGCTTGATATATTGACTACATACGCAAATCAGGACGCCGTAGCGTTTCCTAATACCGGAGCCGTCGACTCCTCTGGACCCTTAACAACAGACGGAACGGAGTTTATCGCTGCTATGGTTAATGATTATATGTTCGGGATTCTTCAGGCGTTGCTTGATTATACCGGACAAACACCTAACGGGACGATAGAAGGACCATCAAACAGCCAGTATCTCGAAGCACACCGGAGAGCTTTTTCATATCCGGGTGAAGTTATTGCAGCAGCCTGGAATGATGACCCTGCAACGCTCGGGATAAGAGCAATTAAGATGATAGGCCAAGGGATTTTGAGAGCCAATTATCCGGAGTTAGACGCAGCTGTCTATTGTGGTGATGGGAATAATGCAACCGCCTCCGCATTTTTCAGAGCAGATGACGCAGGCGGTGTTACTCGCAATACTGCAGGTGTTTATCTCATCCTTCCGGATGCCAGGGGTTATTTTATACGCGGGCTTGATACTGCAGCCGGGATTGATCCGGATGGGGCGAGTCGTGACCTGGGAAGTATTCAGGATTTTGCTATTGAAAATATTACGGGTAGTTTTGATGTTGTAGACACAAATGAAAGTTCTGACGTAATAAGTAACGAAACGGGAGTGTTTGCAAAAACTTTGTTAGATAATCATACTACAGTAACAAAAATAGCAACTGCACAGCCACTCCAATTAATTACTTTTGACGCCTCCACCGTAGTCAATACCGACACGGAAACCAGGGGAATTAACATAGCATTTGATTTATATATCAGATATTAAAAGGAGAAATAACATGTATTACGCAAACACAATAATGATAGATGGCCTTGAAATTATAACCGGGATTGATAGAAAACAAATCGACCGGGTAGAGACCGAAAAAAGAATAAAATTACAAGTCGAAGAACTAAAAGAGTTCAAAGCAATCAAAGCAAGGAATGAAAAATCAAAACTCTATAACGCAAATATTCAGAGTGCTGTAAAAGCTCAAAAGGCTATTATTGACACCGTGGCAATTTTCAAGCAAGTCCCTGCAGGGGCGGTGACTGATGATGACTTAACATTTCAGCAGCGTGAACGAATGAAGAATCTCAAAGAAAAGATCGATTTTAACAAGGCTCAAATTAACGAATTATTAAAGGATCTTCCAGCCCTTACGGAAAAATTGAAACAAAAGAAAACACAACTACTCCGAGAGAATGCAATATATTTTGAAATGCCGGTAAATATAATCAATCTTTCAGAAAAACAAGCTGTTGAATATTTGAGATTATTAAAGAATAATAAACATTATCGTAAAAGAACGAAAGTTAAAAAACTTCTCACTATCGACGGAAAAATTATAATTGATTACAGAGGGGAAAAAGTCTGGTTAGAATCTGATAGATGGACATACAGAGTCATAACATCGCTAACCGATACAATTGACTCCCTTGAAATTGCGGATCGTGACCTAACGGATGAACAAAAACAGGAAATAACAGAGCAGGGAGAAACTGAAAGAATCAATTCCCTATCCCCGGAAGAAAAGAAAAATGAGATAGCGACTCTTAAGGAATCGCTATTAGCACAATCGATCAATATGAAAAGTAAGCTTGAAATACAAGGCGATAAAGAAGCTCTCAAAAAATCTCAAGAATGGTATAATCTGGAATTGTTAAAATTGAATGATAAATATGATTAAAATGTATATTTAAGATAGATTTTTCTGATTGCATCATCATATCTTTTAGGATAATTTTCTGTTAATCTTGAATGTATACAGGTATGCGAAAAACCTATTTCAAAATTATTTATTTTCTTTAATATAAAAATTGTATAATAATTCATGAATGGAATATATAGCACATCTTAATATAAATGTCAAATATTTTAGCAAAATAAAGAGGGTATTTTTTTACATTATTTCTTTACTTCTCAATAGTTTTTTCATCTGTGAATTGTAAATATTTTGCGAATCATGCACGGGCTTTTCTATTGCCGGGAGTAACATTTTTCTGGATTTAATATTTGCGGTTCTTTGGGATAGATTATAGAGGTGTTTTTTCTTGAATTGGACCCTGCTTTTATTTTTTTTGAATGAAGTTATCTGAAATATATTATCTGAATATCGCAATACTTTCTTTTCCCTGAAGGCGACGGCTGCCCTTGCTACGTTCATGGCTTTTTTGCTCTTGAACTTTTTCTTGAACTTGCCTTTTACCCTTTGGGATTTCAATTTTCTTAGGTAGTTTAATTTTGAAACTAATCTACGATTTGAACCGCCCCTCCTGGCGAATGGTTGAGGAATAGCCAAAGCTGAACCTCTTTTTGATCGTCTTTTACCGCCTTCTTCTTGTAATTCCAGATAGCCGGCACGCTCGAGGGCGCCAACTCTGGTTTCCATTTGTGAGATATCTTCGGTTTCTGTTTTGTCGTACCGAATGCTTGCAATCGTGAAGGTATTACGCAGAATTAGGCTATCCCTTGCATTTTTTCTGTAATTTCTACGGGAAATTGCAGCTACTATATTTAATGTGTTTTTAGCTGCCCTATTGGATGCCTTTTGAAGATCGACAAATCCCCGGTTTATTTTTTCGGTATCTATTTTTAGATTTATATTCATGTTTTATAATATCTTATTTTTATTTATAAATCAAATAAAAAAGCCCGGCAGTGTATCACCGGGCTTCCGTGTATATATCCAATGTTAATAATAATCGTTAATATTAAGCCGCTTTATTTGTCGGCCGCATGGCATAACCTCCTGGATCTAAGATTTTCTATTCGATGATTAACCCCGATGGTTAATATCTTTTTAAAGTCTACTACTGATAAAAAATTGTAAAACCGGCAACGCCGGGTATAAGCTTAAAATAAATCCAAAGATTCATCTAAAGATTGATTTTCCTCATCTTCCGTTTCAGGCTTGGACTGTTTTGTATTTGATTCTTTTTTGACTTCCTGTTTGGGATCCTCGGTGAAATTAGGTTCTTGTTTTTCGAGTGATTCGTTTATGTCGTCGATAACCGAACCGGTCTTTTTTTCTTCCGTTTCATCATCATATATTGCGGAGGCGAGTAACTCTCTGGCCTCTTCATATCGTTCGCAAAAGTGACGTATTGACGATTGGAGCGCCATTTCGTCCGGCCATTCGATCCAGGGGGAATCTTGTTTGTTTTTTGTTGCTGACTGATAAGCCTTCGAGCAATTGCGCCACTGATCAATTTTTGATCTTCTGTAAAGTACCGCTTCTTTTTGACCGTTCATCTTTAATGCTTGGACCCATACTCCAACAAGCTTCCCTCCATCTTCTGAAACACCCGGGACATGGCTTACTTCTCCCTTACCAATATCAACTTGACATTCGTCTTTTTCGTAGACCTGGCCCCATCGTAAATCCTGGAAAATCGGTCTTTTACCACCGACCAATAGGGCATAATAGCCACGGTCACGGATTGAAAATCTTACTTCTTTCACCCATAGATCTTTCCCATCAGGACCCTTACGATTTGTATTTCTTCCCTGGGGCACGAGATAGGCATGTTTTCCACCTATTTGCAGGCCGGTGGAAACTGATTTTTCAACCGCTTCTATAAGGGAGAGTTTTCCTTCCGGACTCATGAAACATTCGATCAGCTTATCATCCTTTGCAATTGTCATAATTGTACGCTCGAAGAATTGGTTTTGTTTTTCTTCCGGCCATGATTGGAACTCTTCGCCGGCCGATATTAAGATTTTTGATTTCAAAGCGGTTATGCCTTTTCTGATTGATTCTTCTTTCTGAATCATGTTTATTACCGGGATATATTCAGCCGGTAAGTTTTTATTTTCTTGCATAGTTTTCTCCTTATTATTTAATCTTCATAATAACCATATTCTAATTCCACATTATCAGAATCATCTATAATTTTAATTTTTCTTGCATAGAGTTGGAAAAGGAAAGAATCGAAGCCATAAAACTTATCTGTTTTTATTTTGTTAACGTCTTTTCCTTCTATTTCCATATACCATAGCCCAGTTTTGTTTATTCTCAATTCGTATGAGCATGAATAATAATCCCGATCGGACTCTTCGTCAAATCTGTAATCAATGTATCCATCCGATGTGGTACTTTCTTTTTTGTGGAAACTTATCTCTCCGCTTTCGCCAGGATCACATCCAATTCCTTTTTTAAACTCTTCGATAATTTCGGATATTTTGTACTCGGTTTTTGTAATGGGAATAAAAAACTTTTCAAGGTCTTTTTTGATTTGCTCTTTTGCATCAGAAATAATATTTTTATCTATTATTTCTTTTACATAATTACAAATCAATTGATTATAGATTGTAAAATCCAAGTCAAGATCTGCAAGTGCCAGGGATGCCTTTACTTTTTCTTTTAGGTTTTTGCCAAAATCAGAATAATTACATAGACAATCCATGATTACAGATTGCAAACATTTTTCAAGAGTCTCTTTTATTTTTTCTTGAATGAATCCCGAGTCGGTAATTTTTTTTAATTACTCTGCAATTGTTTTTTCTAAATCCATAGTTTTGCTCCTTATTGTATTATTTTAGCAATCTTGACTTTGTCAAGATGTTTAAACTTTAATTTTTTCGTTTCCGGGATGATTATGTCATTTTCAAAATAGGTTTTTATTTTTTCGATGATGTTTGCGTAATCAGACATAAACTCCGGCAGTTTATTATATTCGATTTCCAGTTGCACTAATATTTTTAAATTAGGTGGATAAAGTTTTTCGGATTCTTTTTCTTCTTTGATTTCAAAGCCTTCGTTTTTTGTCGGGAGGTGGTCGGGTTTTTTATAAGGATCTTTAAGATCGAATACGTAAAGGCAGTTTGGGCACGTGGTTATTTTAGGTTTTTTCTTGGCTTCGTGTTCTTCTAATAGTTTTTTGAAATCATCAAAATGATAGCAATCTGGTTTAATATTGCAAGGATGGGCAGGGCAAGCCTTACAAAATAATTTTAAGATAGTTTTAATTTTCATAGTATATACCTCTTGTCATGTTTATTTATCAATCCTTTTTTTAGAAGGATTTTATATGCTTCCGGGGCTTGTTTTTCTATCGTTGACGGATGGATTAGGTTGAATTGATCTTTTGAAATTACTTGTTGAAATAATTTTTTTCCGGTCTCTCCGTTATATAGGAATTTGCTTTCTTCCATGAGCAAGCCAGCGGCATCTTTTATGTCATCAATTCTTTTTGAGTAGAGTTTGATTTTTGATTCTAGTTTCTTTTTTTCTGCTTTCATGTTTTCGGATATTACCGCCCTTTCACCCGTGACATAGATAGCTTTGTCTTTTACTTCCGGAAATAATTTTTTTATATCGTCAAACTTTTCAGGTTGCGGGGGCTTGTCCTGTTGGCAATACTGAAGGAATCGACTTGCTTTTTCCAGCATAAGCGGCCACCATTTCCGGAAGGATGGGATTTCGTAGATATGAAATTTGTTATCGTCTATCAACAGTAAGACATATGTTAGGTCTATATCATAACACAACATCTGCCACTGAGTTTGGAGTAATATATCAGACGGTACGCCTAACTCTGTATGATCTTCGAGGTCAAAACCTTCAAATCCTTCACGTTTTACGCGTGCGAAATATCCGCCTGTTTTTGCTTCGATGTTATATGGTGATTCATAATCGTTCTTAACACAATCGGCATGTGCAATTGCCCAGGGAAATCGAGGGTGTGAGCATTCGGTGAATGGATGAAAGATTGTAGGGGGATGATAGTTTACGGGATCCCGCCACTCTTCGTGGAGTATATAGTCAACTTTGAATTGGTGAGCGACTTTAGCACAACTTTTTTTTCTTATGAATGCCGAGATTAGAAGAGGTTCGAGTTCATGGCCCCAGGTGGTGAAATCATTACCCTGGAAGGATTCTACTTTTCCGGTTTTTTCTTCCCATAGTTCGTAGAGTGATTTTTTTATATGGGTGTTTTTTGTCTTGATAATTACTGGAATATCAGATGAGCCGATTATCAATTCACCTTCATTCCGGACATTTGATTTATAGAAAGTATATGGATTCATTTTGCCATCTCCTTATTTTCTTTCCTGTATATTTTTCTTTTTCTATAAAACTTTTTAATTTTTACTATTCTATTTTTACACTCATGATATAGCTCATCAGGATTATTTATATTTGCAATTGCCGCATAGAGTTTATAGAGTTTGCTTTTAAAAAATGCATGAGCGGAGTTTGCATAGATTTTGTTTTCGTCGTTTAGATCTTCGATTGCCCTGGAAATTATTGCAACCGCTAAACTTTGCACAGCTTTTTTATACATTTTAAAATCTCACTTTTAAAACAGAAGCCTTTTTTTCTAAGAAAAAAATTAAAAGCTTGTCAATCGTTCCACCGGGAATGGAATTGTATAGAGCGTTGCCCAAACTTTCGGCTTGATCTTTATACAATTTATGAGCTTTTTCGTAGAAACCATTTAACGAAATATCTTTATTTATATCTGGTATTTCCGTTTCGATAACGATAGTCACGCTTTCGGCTTTTTTATTTCCAATTGATTGGGCTTTGTAGATTTTAATTTCCTTCATGATATTTTCTCCAAATTAACTCTGTCCATTTTCGATCTTTTCCGATCATCTTTGACAATTCTCCGAAACGGTCAAAGCTGGACATATGGCCTGATTTTATACGATCAATTATAGCCTGTTCTCGGTCAAATATTTCAAACTCTTCGATTTCGCTAATATCGTTAAATCCTTGTTGTGCGGGTGCTGGCAAGATTGACATAGGAGCTTCAACTTCTTTTAAGGTTTTTTCCGTATAACCTTCTGATTTTAGGTTTTCTCCACAATAGGGGCATATTGAGGGCTTACCGGCTAACAGTGCGTTACAACCGGAACAAATGGTCATGATTATGTTTTCTTGCCTTTCTTCCCTTGTGACCCCTTCCAGCGTCCATGTGCGTCTTGTTAGAGGGTGACCATGGATAATGGAATTGCCACACTGGTCTATAATTATGTTATATTTTTTACCTGGGTATTTCCTTGCAGATCGGCCTACTTGTTGAAGATAGATTATAATTGACATGGTTCGACGCCTTAAGATGCAACCAGCTACTACCGGAATATCGACGCCTTCACCTAATATGTCGTAGCTGCAAAGGAAATTATATTTTCCATCGCCGAGACCGTCTATATAGTCTTTGCGCTCTGTTTTTTCCATCTGGTCATATACAGCGCCGCCTTTCCAACCCCTGGAGCGCATGGCCGTTGTTACCTCCATGCAATCATTTACGGATGCACAAAAGATAATACAGGGAGCGCCGAAAAAATACTTGTGGTATAAATCGCAACAATTATTTATTATAACTTTTTCACCGAATATTTTTCCTTCTTCGTCCGGGTCAAAATCTCCATTTTTTAGTTTGCCTTTTACTTTTGAAAGTTGGAACGTGAATGGAGAAAATAAAACCACAGGTTCAGAGAGATACATATCACCGCCCGTAAACTCTGAGTTAATAAGATCGGGATATTGTGGACCTTGGATTAGTGCCGTATAACCTGCCGTATTCAGGCCTATTCCGTCTGTTCTTTGTGGAGTGGCAGTTAATCCGATAATACGACAAATCTTTTTTTTATCTTGGATGAACTCATATATTTTCATCCAGGTACCGGCCGTTCCGTGGTGACATTCATCTGATATTATTATATCCGGGAGTATACCATTTTTGTGCATAAAATCAAGGCGCTTGGATAGTGTCTGAACCATGGCTACATGAGTAAGTGAATCTATCATATAGTTTTTGCCCTGGATAATACCGGGATTAAGACCAAATAATACGAGTTTTTTTCTTGTTTGATCTGCGATTTCTTCACGGTGCACAAGCCATAGTACTCGCTTTTTTTTGTAGTTTGCTTTATGGGTGATCGATGCGCCTATGATCGTTTTTCCGCATCCGGTGGATCCGGTCCATATAAGCATAGGATGTTTTCGGCTAACAGTTCTTATTTTATTTTCGGCTGTTTGTTGGTATCCTCGGAGGGTTGGAAAATGTATCATTCAGTCATCTCCCTTTCTTTAGGATTGCAACTATCTATGTCTTCTAATATTTCATGAGCTTGTATATAAAATAGAGGGTGGCAACAACAAAATGCTTTGTTATAGATTAATTCCGTTAAATCTATAAGTTTATTTAATCTTATATCGATTGGTATTTTTTTTAATTTTTGTAAATTAAAATCTGGGATGAGTTTTTTTTCAAGATGTTTCATGAGATTATATTTTTCTTCTTTTGTCATGGCTTTGTCCTTACTATTATTTCGTAGATTTCGCAGAATGGATCATGGTCGGATGCTTTTTTTAATGCCGTTATTATCGCACTTACGGAGTTTTCAATATTTACGACTATTGTTTCTTTATGATTTTTTATGTGTTTGCTATATTTAATTTCTATATAATGTTTCATGATAGTCTCTCCGTAAGATATAGTATCCACAATTTGAAAGCCTTTAAAAATGGGATTATATTTTTATCATCTGCCCAGCCCGCAAAACCAATAAAACCATCAGGATTAAAAGTTATCGCTTCCCTGTCGTCAAACCAATCGCCTGAACACCTTAAGGCGAAATGTTTTATGCTTCCATCAGGATTAAACTCCAAATGATTTTTTTTCTTGCTATCATAAAACCTTATCCAGTGACCTTGATTTGAAAAATTATCTAATTCGGTTTTTAAGATACTTTTTAATTTGGATAATTCGATTGATCCGATATCTTTATAAGAAAAATTATCATTAAATAGTTTTCTGCACTCATCTCTTTTTATTCTCATAGCACTATCCATAAAATCAGAAGTATGATTATTGCAAACTCGCAGATTGCTACCAGGGCTATTTTGTCACGTTGTCTTGCGATCCTGAAAGCGGCGTTTCCCATTATTCCTTGTGATAGACGATCTGTTTTTTTACGGATTATTTTTCTGAACTTCTTTGATAGTTTTTCAGACATTTTTCCCCTCCTTATTTATCATTCCAGCACTGGCAATCAGGTGGCCCTATAAAACATCCCGGACATACACCTTCTATTATGGCTTTTATCGTTTGAATGCAAAACTCACAATTGATAAGATCTTTTGTTTCTTCCGGTTGGCCGTCGAGGGTGTCGCTTACCCTTGCCCCGCATAAAGTATGCAGTTCATCTGTGGGATGTTCAATGCATACTTTATATTCTTCATCTTCGTCTGATTCATTGTATATTTTATATCTTTTGAGCATTTTTCCCCTCCTGTAGGATTTCGGATATACCCCCGGCTTCAATTACAGCCTTGCGGAATTTTATTTGTTCCGGGGATTCTTTGCCGTTTTCGGATTTGATTTCCAGGTTTAGGAAGATGGCGAGTTTTTTTATATTATCCGGTCTATAAAGCTTGCCTTCACAGAAACAGTTTTTTAATTTTTGATAAATATAAATTAAACCAGATTTTTTATATGAAGGGTATAATTGATTATATAATAAATTACAACTTTCATTTATCACGCAACTTCCGCAACATGGCCCTGATACGTTCACACTTTCCCAACCTATCCAGTCACCGCCTCCGACTTGTTTTGTGCGACCGGTTTTTTTATCTTTAACAGCTATTCCGATACCAAAAAAGATTAAGCGTATGTCTGATAATATCTTTTTTGCTATTCCATTTAATGAAAAAGTTAATATTTTTCCTTGATAAGCCCCGGCGGTATTATTACGCATTACCCGGGCGTTAGGGTGTTTTTTTTGCCATTCCGGGAGGGCTTGTTTTGTATAGGTCGATTCGCTCATTTTATTTTACCTCTCTTGATTCAATATGCTCCTGGATGATTATTCGCAAATATGCACTTATTGAGCGCTCGGTTGATTTTGCAAGACTGGCGATTGTTTCGTAATCTTCCGGGCTTACTCTTGAGCTTATTGATACCGTTTCGATTTCTTTTTTATGTCTTCCCATGGTTTACCTCCTTTCTTAGTTTTCGCTTATATCTTGATCGCAGTATATTTCTACGTCAAGTTTGTCGAGTTTGTTCATATCTATTTCATCTTCGGTTTCGATTTGATCCTCGACCGCATCGATGCCGAAAATACCTTCTAGTTTTTCGAAAAGCTCTTCCCATTCGTCATAGGTTGCTTCGACGTTTTTATTGCCGATTTGAAATGTAATTGAGTTTTCATTCATCGTTTACCACCTTACCATTAAATATTTTTTTAAGTTCATGTATTTCAAGGGTTATTTGTTTTCCCTTTAGAGCGTTTATTTCTTCCGGGGTATATTCGACTTTATCTTCTGTTATCACCGAACCTGTTTTTGTGTTGAATGCGTATTTCATGTTTAGAGTTTTAGAAAAATAGTATACCCAGGGTGTTTTATTTTCAGGCATTTGATAATTTCCTATATTTGATTTCGAGGCCTAAAGATTCAGCATAGGCTATTCCCTTTTCCATACCGGGGGAGATTCCCAAGTCTTCGTATACTACTACATAGTCAGCTGATGAGTACCATGCGAATCCGGCTTTCATTCCGAGTTTTCTTTGTTTGGGTTTATCGTCGTTCAGGACCTGGGTGTACAATAAGTGAGATACCATAGGAGATTCGTTACGACTTAGACAATTTATCATACATAGCTGAGCGTATGTTTTATTATTGATGGTCTCTGTTTCAGTTTTTCCTTTACAGGGTGATTCAAGTATTACTCTTTTCATGAGGTTTTCTCCTCTTCGAAATTAAAATCTATATCTATTGATGTTGTGTGACAAATACCAGGGAGTTTAAAAATAAACCCTGCCTCACCTTGTTTTGTTATATTAATGGATTCCAGTTCACCTCCGTTTTCTGCAATTTCTCTGATTATATTTTTATCTACAGGCGTCATAATTATATTTCCTTTCCGCACTTTTCGCATTTTGTTTGGATAATCAGCTTTTTTGTTGCGATTATGCTTTTTACTTCCGGGAGGCGTAGAAAATCGTGGATTGATATTTGGGTCCATGGGAGGTCTTCCGGGTCGGGTTCTGTGTTCATTTCCCAAGGGCGGGAATATAGTTTTTTTTCTAACTCTTCGTGTTCTTCTTTTGCTGGATCTATAAAAGGCATTTCGATGGTGGTCTTGTTTTCTTCTCCGCGTGGAGGTTGAAGATCTTCCGGGTTGGGTTCTATTGTTATTTCAGGATAATGCTTAGGTATCACCGTTTCTATTTCACATTTTATATCTAAATCTTTTTCTATTTCATTTTTTATCGTTGTTTTTATATCTTCATCTCTTTCAGATGAGATTATATTAATTATCGATGTGATTTCGGATGGAGTTCTATCTGCTTTACCGACTTGTTGTCCGTATTTTTCTTTTCTAATTATTTCCTTTACGGCCTTTACCGTGGATCCTTTTTGTTTGATTTCCCCAGCCACTTCCTTTTGCTTTTCTTCCGGGACTGAACGTAAGAGAGAAACTGCGGTTGTGCTCAATTCGGATGTGTCGATATCTTTTTCCTTAAGGGAATCTCTTGTTTTCTTTGCTGCGAGGGTATCACTTACCCGTGTTTGTCGGATGTTTAGACGTTCGGCTATTTCTTTTTGTGTGAGTCCGGAGTCAAAAAGGATTTTAAGGGCATCTTCAAATTCTTCTGGTTTCAAATCGTCACGGTGAATATTTTCTATGAGCTGAATTATTGCAGGATCCCCGGTTGTGATCTTTGCTTCAATTTGGTTGAAATCCTTGCCTTCATCGCAGAGGAATAGAAAAGCGTTAAGGCGCCGGAAACCATACAACATGTTGAAGGTTCTGTCTTCCTGCTCTATTACTCCTATTGGTTGAAGCTGGCCGTCACGTTCTATTGACCGGGCGAGGGATTCTATATCATCGTATTGCTTACGGATGTTTTCGGTTTTGTTGATTTGGGAAAGGTCTATTTTACGGATGGATTGTTTTTGTAGTTTCATGATTTTTTCTCCAATACTATAGATAGAGTTCCTGTAGGTTCTGTCTTTATAATAACCGGATCGTAAAAATACAAGTTATCCAATATTGTTTTTTCTATATTACTTTCCGGTTCGAGTTTTATCAACGCCGTTCCCTTATTATCTTCGGTTTTTATGGATGTTTTCATTTTTCTTTCTCCAATTCTTCTATTTCCTTTTCATCATCATTTATTATTTGAGAATAACCTATAGTCCTGGCTCTGGTGTTCCACTGTTTTATAGCTTCACTTCTTAACCTTCCGGAAGAGAGATGGCACCCGCACCATGTACACTCAACCCAGCAACTATCTTTATTAGTCCTGCAAATATCGACTTTATGCGATCCGCAAAATGGACAGCTTAATATTTTCATTTAGTCCTCCTTTTTCTTTAAAGGGCGTTCCGGTCAAGTGTACTATGCAGAAATTTAAACCTATAAGTAAAATAAGTATTGTAATTATTGCTAATTTAGGCATTTTATACATTGTCTTTCTCCTTATTTACCCTTTCTTGTTTTAATTGTTCAAGAAAATTATTTATATCTTTGAGAACCTCTTTAGAATATAATATACCTTTAGCGGAGCAAAAAAAATACTGGCCTTCTTCGTTATGCCACTCTATGACACCGATGTCATATCCGTATTCCAAGCTTTTTATGATATAAGCATCTGCTTTTTTTGATTTTCGCATTTCTATATATTTATATTTGGTTTTCATTTTTCTTTCTCCAATTCTTCTATGGTTTTTCCGGTTACTTTTTCGATTAGTTTTCTTACTTTTTCAAGTGTGAAAAGAGGATCTTCAAAATATAAGTCCACGAATGCTTGAAACATTTCAGGCGCTGCGGCAATTAGGCGGGCGTTGGCTTCTGATTCTTTTGTGGACCATGCGTATTCTTTTTCTCCAAGCCTGACATGCATTACCCGCCCATCTTCATATTCGCATGGAGCTTCTATATAATCGGCCACTGAAAAACCTATACTATCTTTTATAGTTTTCCAAGGTCCAGGGGTGAATCCTGTTTTAATTTTCATGGTTTTACCTCGCTTATGTCATTTGTTGTTAAACCTAAATCTACTCCTTGATTTGCTGCTATAAAGTTTACAAAATCAACAAGAATTGCTTTTATCGTTTCAGGTTCTACTGGTTCTCCGGCATAACAATTCATATGCTTATTTCTTTTGATACTTTCGATTGCACCTTTAGAATAGTAAAGATCTAATTTGTTAACTAAGAAATCGGTTAAATCTCCTACCTTCATTTTATCACCTCATCAACAAAGTTTTCAATAATCTGCCTTGCTTTGCCAACAAGAGAATATGTCGATAATTCGGATGTTAGGCGGGATATTGAGCGCATAGCCGGGATTCTACCGGACCACAGAAAATCCTTGAATTGTTCATCCTGTCGGAACTTTTCTTCTATTCCTTGGGTGCTTCTTTTTTCATCAAAGCGGTTGAGAACTATCTGGACATCTGCGGTTACTCCGCACATTTCCATTTCTTCCAGGATTAGTTTTGTTGCCTGGAAGTCTATATCTGAAAACATGGCCGGGATTATAATTTTATCGGCTGCTATCATAGCGTTTCGAGTGAGGGCATTCATGGTGCCAGGGGGATCGATAAATATGTAATCCCATTCTTTCGGTCCGATATTGATGAGTTTTTTAAGATTGTTTTTCAATACCCGATCGGATATATTATTGAGACGGGATATTTTAAGATCAGAGGGAATAAAATCTATATTCTTTGCGGCCGGAGGGTTAGGGAAAATGCAAAATGATCCATTCAATAAATCAACAGAGGTATATACGCTTCCGATCATGCCATAAATAGAACTTATGGAAAGATTGCTATCAAGATCTATAACAAGGATTGATTTTCCTTGTTTTGCGAGGGTTTCTATGCATGCGACTGCAAGGGAAGTTTTTCCCGTACCACCTTTCCAGGAATCGAAACTTATTATTTGCATTCTGGTTTCTCCTCATTTTCTATTTTATAGATGAACTTTTTTTCTAACTTGTCATAGCCGGATATTGTTATTTTCAAGCCTTTATGACTTACGACAATTTTGTTTTGCTTTTTGAAGTAGATTGAATCTACTTTGATCATTTGATTTTCTCCTAATTGTTTGGCGTATACTGTCATGCTACGTGATACTTCGAGGGTGAAGGGTAAATCGGGATCGTTTAAAATTAGATTTGGATAGTATCTTGTTTTTGCCATGTTATTTCCTTTTGCGTTTTTGTTGATATTTATCTCTTTTATTATTAAGCGAGGAAACCAATAGGCATCCCCAAATAATCAATTCGATAACCACAATAAAAATTAAAGTTCCCTGCATATTCGCCTCCTATATCGAATGGCCTATATAGTTCCCCTCCCAGGGTTTTATTTACGCCTTTTCCCTTGCTACCATTTCCTTCATTCTGCTTACAATTGGAGCTATATCGGCA